CTACAAATATCATTTTTACATATCTTAATGATGGTGTTTCATTAAAAGATGTTGCGTTGTAATATGTAGTAGCTCCAATAGTTTCACTTGTTGATGGATTAATTGTGACCTTTGATGTTGTGAACCATTCAGTTTGACTTGTTGATTCTTGTATATAATATGTCAAAGACTGGTCTGCACATATTATGCCTGATATAGTTTTTTGAGATGAAAAATCAAATCCTGTTGTTGATATAATATTCCCTGCTGTTTCACTTGTTGAGTCATATGTGTAAATTGGGGATTTATCAACACCCCTTATGTCAATAGGGACATATATTCCTGAGTCATCTATTTTTACACTTAATGGTGTGGTGTTTTTAATAATTACATATGAAGAACCATTTTCACCTTGTACAACCTCATAAGTATTTGCTCCACTATTATAATACTGTGGATAAGGAAGATTATCAGGACCTAGATTGAGTGGGATATTTGGCATTTACTTATCCATCCTTTCTTATATTAATATAATCTGCGTTGGACTTAGGAATACAGGTGTTTTTGTTCCACCACTACTATTATCATAAGGAGTCCAACCTACTGAGTTTTGACCATATAAATTAATCCTATTAGCACCTTCTTGATACATATCGTTCCAAGGTATAGATATTGATATATTGTTCCCTGATGATATTGCTCCTCCACTTGCTACTATAGTTCCCGATGTTGGGTCTACACCCATTACATTAACTGACCATGATGTAACATCTGTGTCAAAACTAAAAACTAAATCAGAATGGTCTATCCCTGATTGTTTGCTTATTTTATAATGGTCGACAGATATTATAGTTACTACAGGGGGTGATGTTGGGCTACTACTGGCACTGTCATTTTCAACAAACGTTAGTGCTGTATTGTTATCGAGTGCCATTCAATCATCTCCTCTATAAATTAATCTCTATTTTATTTAGCGTGTCGACGTCAGGTGCATTTTTTATTTGCGATTCCAATTCCATTCTACTATTAAAAAGATTTAGTTCAAATGTCTCAGCATCATTCATAAATTGAATAAATTGGTCTCTTGTTAGTGTTACAATCTGACTGTCAGGAATACTAAACATTACGGATGCCTTATTAGGGTCTAATGCTAACACATTTGCCCATTTAGAATAAATAATTTGCATATTCATATCGTATCCATATTGAATAGCAGAACCGTTAGCATAAGATATAAATCCTCTAGATAGCAAATAATCATATATACCATAAAGAACTTGCAATTTCTGCTCTCTAAGTACTTCGACAGGCACTATGATATCAGCAACATCTACCTCTGTTATTTCACCTGTAAGAGCATTAATGTTAATTTGTTTCGCCATAATCAATACCCACCCTTCATGTCGTACAGTTCGAACACACTACCATTTGCTACCGTAATTCCTGACATAGACAAAGAAGTAATCTTTGCGTTAGTGTATGACCTCCATGTGCTAGCCTGACTACTAGCTGTTACTGTTGAATAACTCCATGAGCCATTCGTATTATTTCCCCACTGTATTGAATGTGCATGGTCTAACCAGTTAAAAAATGTTTTTGATTCTTTACTATATCTATATCTGACCGCACCCGTCACTGTCATTGTTTCTCTGCCATCTATAATGGTAAGACCTGTTAAGTTTATCGTTCCTTCATCTGATGTTCCGTGTAGATTTACATATGGGTATCCACCTCTATCTCTACCTGGAAAATCAAAATGAAATAATACATCAGATAGATTTAAACTTGATGTGTCGAATGATATGTTAATAGTAGTAGAAGCATATTCTATATGCCATTTTGTTGGGTCTACTCCTGTATTACTTGCATCTGGATATGAACTTATTAGACCACTTGAATTATTAGCTGTCGATAATTGAATTGTAGTGTCACTGAGTATATATGTATAATAATCCGTAGTAGGATTTATTTCCTTTGGAAGTATTTTAGTAGCAAATGCATGTATAACAAACATCATATTATAATAACTTCCCACTGTAAATCCTTGTGCAGTAAGTGAACTACCTACAGTTATAATTCCAGTTGTCAAATCCATTGCTGTAGGATATATCTCTTTATTTCCAGTAAATACATATCTTGATATTAATGTTCTTCCTGTTGGTTGAGATGCAGGTCTAAATTGCAATATAGCTCACCCCTTCACCATTTACAGAGCTATTTATATATAGTAAGTTAGTATTTGATACCTCTAGTTGCAAACTGTCTCTCGCTAGTAACTCTGCACCATATACAGAGGATGTAACTGTACTACCACCTATATATATTGAGCCTGTATTTGCTCTCCTAGCGATAATTAATACTTTACGACAAGGGATATTTGGAAACTGCACTGCTGTACCTGCTGTCGTTACGCTTAGTACGTTCCCACTAATTGATTCTGAACCCATCTCTCTAGTAGGAACATAAAAATCACTTCCATCAGATGTTGGATGAACTGCTCCTGCCTTTGGTGTCGAGCTATTGTCCGATGGAAAAATAAATGTATTTGTCATATCTTATTCCTCCTTTAACTATTCATAAATACTATTTGGATTGAACCACGATTTAACGAAGGTATTCCATTATATTCTGCATACCATTCATAGTATAGTGTTTGATTTTGGTATTGAGAAGGACATGTGTAGTCATAAAAATAGTTACCTACACTCGTTTTGTTGTTTACCAAATCAACACTATATGTGTTAATTAATGCGTATTTTTGGTCGTAAATCTTGACACTAATTAATGTAGGGTCAGCTAAATTTCCTGCGAAATCTTTAAAAGTACACAATAGTCTTATCGTATCACCTGATAAATAACTAGCCATTATCATTCACCTTCCTAATTTGTATCACTTACTGTTACTATTCGTTTTTGCTCAGTCATAATTACTTGTTTCTTCTGTTCAGAGATTATTTTTGCTCTACCTTTTTCATTAACAGTGATATTGTTAGTTCTTGCTACTGCCATTGTCTCACTTCTTACTTCTTCACTCATTGTCAGTTTAAATAGCGAATAATATGTTGATGTTATGACACTTATATGTGCAGTAGCTAGATTTGATGGGTTTCCTACTTCATCTTGCAACTGTGCAAATATAGTAGAGACACCAACAGGATACCCATTAAATACAACATCTCCTGTAAATGTATTATTCCCATCAAATGAAAAAATCACGTCATGCCTAGTGCCTTGACTATCAACTATATATATATCTTGAATGTCAGAAAGTTTTTCATTCCCAACAACAGTTATTATGTTATCGCTTTCTCTGCTCGTATATGAAGGTGCATTTATCTGTATAATAGGACCTGTTGTATCTAATTCTAATGTAAAGTAACTAGGCATTAAAAACATTCCTTTCCTTTGATTCTAAATAAGGAGGTCTTGAAAATAAGACCTCCCATATTTATTAGTATATTATACAGACCAGTTACCTGCTAGGTCTTGAACAAAAACCTTGATAATCTTAGCGCCATCTCCTGCGCTAGCTGTTGCAAGGTCAGCACCATAAACCTTACAATTCACTACCGTACTTGCTGTTCCAGAGCCACCAGTCATATTTGTTGAGCCACCAGTAGTAGGAATTTGAGTTCCTGTCGTATGGTCAGAACCAGTTGACGATACTACTTTAACTAAATATTGTTGATAGTCAGCGCTTGATTGGAAACTAAATGAGCATATATTCTTTCCTGTTTGATTGGAAATTTTAGCAACATCAGGTCCAGTAATAGTAACCGTTGGTAATGCAGTATCTAGATTAATTGTTGCGGACGACTGTGCAGATGGGTTATTTACATCATCTCTAATTACTATATAAAGAGTTTTAACACCATCGCCAGTAGATAACTGAATCTGCTTACTTGTTGCATATGAAATCCATTGTGCATCAGTTTGAGTAGCAGTCGTTGCTCCTGAATTTAATACTCCATTGGATGTACCCCAAGATACATCAATATCTCCCCATATCTGCATTTGATAGTTTGTAGTTGGAGTGTCTGTAGTTCCAATGGTACATGTAACCAATGCGGCATTTGTATATTGCGCTCCACTATTAATAGATATACTGGGATTGGCAGGTCCAGTTGTGTCATATGTCAGTGTAAAATAGTTAGCCATCTAAGTTCACTCTCCATTATAATTATATTATAATTCTTAGAGGTTAGCTAATCTGATATTCTATGTTGTGTGTGCTATGTCTGTCAGACTAATTCACCAAGTCTTTTTTCTACAATTTCAATCTTCTTAATTGCCATTTCGTTCTCTTTAGCAACGCTAAGAATAATTTTTAGTTCATCTTTACTCTCTATATTGGCTACAGCCTTTTCTAAGGTTTTCCAATGTTTACTTAGTAAATCGACTGCATCCATCTTACTAAATGCTACGTCAATAGCTTTACCAGTTGTGTCAATAGATTCAACATTGATAAGTTTATCTTGTGGCTTAAAAATAACAGACTCTTTCCCATTAGCTGTATGAACTGTCTCTGTATGCTTTTCAATTACTGCTTTCTTAGGTGTCTCATCTTCAACAGGGATAAATTCTAACTGACCTCTCTCATAGAAAATATTTAAGTCATTTAAAATATGTTCAGGAAGTAAAGCAGTTGTAATAATTGCTTCTTGGTCATGAGCAAGAGAGAACGCATGTGTTACCACTCTTGAACCCGCTGTATTGATAACTCTCACCTTTTTAAATTCTTTAATATCCATTATTTTTCACCTTTTACCTTTCCTTATTTAAAATAGAAACCCTCCCCCCTATCAGGAGGGGTAGAGGGTCATATGATTGATTTATGTTTTTATATAGCTACTATTAAGAAATAGAAGCGTAAGCCGCACCTGCAAGGTTAGCATACATGATAGCTTTAGGGTCGATTACTGCGAAGCCTACTTCTTCAAATGCAATGATACCTGCACGAAGTCTGCGGATAGCAGTTGGGTCATCCCAAGTAGTCATGCGTTGACGAATTGGCATTACTCCAAGACGAGTTGTATCAAAAAGGAATACTTCATTGTCAGCTAGTGTACGAAGTTCACGAATTTCAACATTAAACACAGAACCTAGTCCACCTGCTTGGAAGATTTCTCTTTGAGTTAAGTAGTCAACCTGAGTAGTAGTCCATCCACGAATATCAGATGCTCTACGAGGAGAACAGTAGATAACTGTTGGCTCATATCCATTTACCTGCTTCATTTCAGTAATTAAATGGTTGAAGTTGTTTTTAGACAAGAAATTGTCAACTAAAGAGATAGTGTTAGCGGAAGTGATAGCACCACGAATAGTGTTCCATCCTTGAGTTTCTTCTGCACGAACAAAAGACTCAGCTAACTTCTCAAGGGCACGCTCAACGATATTGTAACGACCATCACGAACGAAAGTAAGTTTCCACTCTACAGAGTTAGAAATCTCGAAAGTTGGGACTAGTAATGTGTCTCCAACTACTAGGTTCTGAGGTACTGCACCTAATCTAGGCATTACAGTTGCAGTCTCAAGGTCATTCAAATCTACTGGATACTCAGCTAGAGCACCTGCAGGAAGTTCGTCTACCATGAAAATGTCACGCACAGAAGTCTGTGGTGCAATAGTTTTTAATACTGGAATTGATAAGCTAGCCGCAAATGCAGAACGCATAGATTCGTTGTCAGCAGTAGCTTTAAAATCATTGATGAATGCTTCTAATTCTACTCCTGCTAATGCAGTGTTTTCTTTATAGTTGCGAGCAAGAGAAATTTTGTACTCGTTCATTATTTTATACCCTCCATTATAATTTAATTATTTTATAAGTTATTAGCAACCGATTAAACGGATACGAGCCTTAGTTGCAGAATTACCTGATGTTTCAGCGATAGCGATTGGTTGAGTGAATGCAGAACCACTAGCAGGTACAGAAGTTGTGAATTGACCATTAGCACCAACATAAAGGTTAGCACCTACAGCTACATTGTTACCTGATACAAAGTTATCAGTCATGTAAAGACCACCGTCAAAATATACACCAACTTTTTCACCATAGAATGCTAAGTGAGTAACAGAATCCAACTTGAAGTTGTTTACTGCACGGTTACGAACATCTTGTGCTAATACACCATAAGGCATATCCCCTGCATTACATGGTACAACATTACCGCTAGTACCTAACTTAACGATAGTTCCTTGGTTAGTGTCAGCGTTAGGAGCAGTTAAATATACATCTAGTTTACCTTCATAGACAGCTTTAAACATTATTGTTTTTCCTCCTTAATTTTATTAGTCAGCTAAGTGACCAAATGGTTTAATGATTTTTGGTGCTTCTGTTTCGATATTTAATCCTGCTGAAGCAGTATCAACATCCTCTACAGTTACTTCTTCAACTACAATACTTGCTTCTGCTTTTTCAGCTTCAACTTTAACACCTGCGATTTCGCAAAGGAATGTTTTGTAGTCATCAAAGTCAGATTGGTTCATAGCTGATACCTTTTCAATCTCTTTAGCTTTTCTTGCTTCTGAGAACTCAATACCTAGCTCTGAAAGTTCAGCAATACGGTTAGAAGCTACAGCTTGCTTTTCGCTAGCTTCAATCTTCTCTTGTAATGCTTCGAATTTAGCAGTCATAGTAGCTAAAGCTGATTCTAATTCAGCAATGCGATTTTCTGCTTTGGATTTTTTCTTCTTAGGGAAAAAGTCGTGGTCAGTGTCGCCTTCAGGAGTAGTGTCGTCATCTCCATCTCCATCAGGGTCTTTATCAGTTTTCTTACCTGCTTCTTCTTCATCCATGTTTTCTGCTAGAACTGGGTCTTCGCCATCTTTATTTTCAGGATTAGGAAGTTTGTTGTCTGCTTCTAACTTAGGGTTTTCACCATCTTTATTTTCAGAGTTAGGAAGTTTGTTATCTGCTTCTACCTCTGATGCCAATTCAGGCTCTTGACCTTCATGGTTTTCTAAGTGGTCTTTAGGTAAATCTTTAGCCATGTTTTTCTTATCCTCCTTGTTTGTAGGGTTATCAACTAAGTCGTTTAAGTCATCATCAGGGTCAGTCATATCATCTTCCAATGAAATACCTGTATCGTCAGCTTGTTCTTCATTAATGAAGTCGTCATAGTTGATTAAGTCTAAATCTTCAACAGGGTCGTTATCTCCTGCCTTACCTTTATAGTAATCTTGTTCAATCACTTTAATATCACCTACTAGACTAGTCATAACTTCTCGTACTTCTCTAATAACTTGGTCTTTAGTAGCAACCTTGTTCTTATTGAATTTACTTACTATGTTAGACTTAGCTTTATCGAATGCTTTTACATATTTTGCAATAGTAACTGCACTAAAAGTATCTTTGTTAACAATCTTTTGATTGAAGTCATTTGTTGGATGTAGTTCTCCTGCAAGTACTAATTCAGCTTCTTCTGCTTCAATTTGTTTCTTAGCAACCGATAAGAATACAGCATCCTTATCAGCAGGATTAGCTACAACACCTACCCCACCAAAGATTACATCAGAGAATACTCTATAAACTGTGTTGCCCATATATGCCCTACCAACGTAGTCGATAAGACCTAGAGCGTCTGCTTGCTCTTGGGAATAAATTTGGTCACCATATTTATAGTTAGCATCCCTGTAGAAACATTCCATTGATAACCGTAAGCCACCAGTAGATGATTTAGATTTAATTGCATCTGCTAGGTCAGGGTAATGGAACTTCCATATTGCCCCAATAGCTTCTATGTAACCAACACCATCTTCTGTTTCTGAATACTGACTATCTAAGATAGTGCCAATGAAAGGTTGACCATGCTCCCAATCAATAGGTTTGAATCTAGGAGTATATTGTGCTTTTTGAAGAACTTCTTTTGTAAATGTGTCTCCATTTGCATTTATTCCCTCATGGCACATAATAAACTTTGCATACATAAGGTCAGGGTCTAATTGGATATCTTCTCTATTAGCTAAACCTGCAAATGATTTCTTAACATCTTCAAATTTTACTTCTTCAATAGACTCAACTTGCATTTCAATCTTCTTAGCATTTGCTTTTTCCATGTACTGTTATCACCACCTTAATTAAAGTCTAAGTCACAACGACAATTTGGGTGTGGTCTTGGTGGTACTTCATTTATATCAAATGATTGACCATCTAAACCTGTACATGTTGAGCAACATCTATCGTCAATGTGTGCTACCCAAGTCGCCTTACTCATTCCCTGAAAGATATTACCTTGGATTCTAGCTTGTCTATAAGTATCAAATGCTACTGATTCAGACATTGTTTTTACTCTATACATATTGCCTGAGAATGCTTTATTAACAGCTACATTTGTTGGAAGTCCACTCTCAATGTTTGCGATAATTTCGTCTTTAATATCGTAAGCTAATTTGTGAACATAGCTATCGTTCCAATCCTTTAGGGACTGTTTTACTTTGCTAGCTTTATTATGGTCAATATTGTCAGTTAGACTAGCAATCTCATTGTCGTAAATATTGTCAATGTATTTATCGCTAGTAGAACTCATTGAAGCAAATAAGCCTATTAAAGCACCAACTAGGAAAGCATCTAATACAGATGGTTGCTTTTCTTTATTATTATCTATCAGGTGTGCTACCTTATTTCTGATAGAATTATAAGAATCTGCCAACTCGTTTTCATAATCTTCCTGATAGTGTGTCGAATATGCCATTACATAGTCAGCCTTTACTTTAGGAACATTACCTTTATCCTTCTCCTTAACTGGTGTCCTCTGTTTCATAGGTTTTTGAGGAGAACCATCTTTAGGTTTTCCATTATTCGGACCTGTTTGACCACCTTGGAAAGGTTGCTCAGGAGGTAAAAATAGTTTAGAGTTCTTTTCATTACGCTTTTTAGTCTCAACAATAGAAAGGTAATCATGACCTGTTTCACTAATAACATCTTCTTCATCAAGAAGTCCTCTGTCATACATAGGCAACAATACAGTTGAAACATATGTATCTTCACGAAGATTCATTTTGTTGAATACTGGATTAGGGTAGGTATCAAAACCATTTTCCTCTGCAATCCTTCTGTATTCAGACCGTAACCATTGGAGAACCTTATATCTTGTATTATCTAGTCTCTCGATTAATGATAGCGTTGCTACCCATCCATTAGATAGACCACTGTGTTGACCTTTACTTCCACCACCATCAAGCAATGCTCTGTTCATTCCTAAACCTGCTAAAATATCATCATTGACTTGTGCGTACTTATCTTGTGATAATGTTTCAAGTCCTTCGGGCTTATGGAATTTAACTTCTAATGTATGATTCCAAAATATTGTATATGCCTTATTTGGTGTGTTGAATAATTCTGCAATTGCTTCTAAATCTTCATCACCTGCAGGATATTCGTCATTACCAATAGTAACGGTTACTAGCTGATTAACCATTCCTTCTACCATAGACATATCCACTAATCTTAGTTTCTGTTTGAACAGTACTGGCTCAAATATTCTCTCTAAGAATGGATTAGCATATCTTTCATATGGTTGTTTCTTTCTAGTAATCCTAGAGAAATATTTAGGGTCTAGCGGTATCTTTCCTGTCATAGGGTCTATATTTTTATTAAGTTCAGGAACACTACTTAGGTAGTTCATATTGTCTGCATTAAGACTATTAACTGAGCTATTACCTACTGCTAAATATGCTCTCTCTTGATTAAATATTAATGGACCTTCAATGTAGACATTCATAGGATTTAATATAGTATATCCAGATGGAAATTTATACATTTCCTTTTTAAGTATGTCTCCACTTTTAAGGTTCTTTTTCTGCTTACCAATCTTGCAATTCTTTGGACTACGATAGATAGATACATTTCCTGACCGCCAATACTCAAAAAATATTTGTTCAATCAGTTCTTGTAGGTTAATCTCCTCTGCCCATCTATCATACAATTGCTTAATATCATTATCTTCGCATTCGTTTACGAAGCCACTTGAACTAAAGTCTACCATCATATCAATAACAGAAGCTACTAATGGTTCATGCAAATATAACTCAATAGATAATTCTATTTTTCTATGAGGGTCAATAGGAGTTTCTAATGCGTATGTGTAAGGTTTATAGTTAGAGTTGTAATCTCTTGTCGCCCAATCGTTAGCGTTTGGTAGGTAACGATTTAAGACATTTGCATTAGTTTTTTTATGACCTGTTGAAGCAATGCTCTTGTCACCACCAACATCATAGGGTACATTATTTTGGTCTAATATATCCATATATTTAGATAGGTGATTAGGGTCAACTTTAAAAGTCACTTGCCTTTTGCCATTGCCTAAGTCTGCTTTACTAACTATACCTAATTCTTTATCTCTTTCTTCGCTCATTTAGTGGCTCAACTCCTTCCTATATATATATATTTAAGAAACCACTACAAAAATTTGCAACACTAATAGCTACCTCTTGGATTCATAAAAGAAGTCCTAGTAAATCCTCTAGCTAACTTCTTAACAGGAGGACCGCCCCAATCTCGTTGCAATTCTCTTGCACCTTGACAAGCTAATAAGAAAGATGAATATCTATCTTTCTTCATCTTTTGCTTAGGGGTGTCGAAATGTAGAAATCCTGATTTCATAGGTGTTGGAACTATTGTCATAGTTTCATTAATCATTTCTTCTATCTCGTCAAATATATCCCTAAACACCATACCTTCATCTTCTTCTGTTTGAGGTTGCGAAGGCATAATAACCCTGTTTTTTTCAAGGTCTGCTCTTAAATCATAGTTCATAGTATTTACAGATTGAGCACTAAATACTTGCATTTTAAGGATACGCTCACCTGTTAGGTACTGTTGGTCCTCATCATCCATATCAATGATAGCAGGGTCAGTTCTCCACATGTTTGCTGATGCGTCAAACCAAGCAAATTCTTCTGCAAGATAATCCTTGATTGTCTGTCCACCACCACCGTTATCCATATGTAACCTTACAACTCTACCACCATTTTTATTGTATTGCCTATACATATGACGAATGAACTCGTGCATCTCAGGGAATGTTCTACGATTTAATGAGTAAACTGCTACAATTTTATTTGGATTTCCTAGCTTTAGAACAGTTAAGGCAAAGTTATCACCGCTACGAGCAGGGTCAATTCCGAATACATACTCTGAACCTTTACTACCTTCTGCTTCCAATAATACAGATGGTTTTCTAGCACCAAACATCAATTTGGCAGGGAAAAATCCGTCGGATTCAGCAGGGAATAGACACTCATACTCCATTTGGAATTGCAACTCTGATAGCTGTTGTTTTGCTTCTGCAATAATCGCTTCATCCATCCATCCTTTAGGCATGTCATAAACAGAGAAAACATGTAGTCCGTAGTTTGGATTATACTCAGTACTTTTCTTATCTGCTTTCTCTTTATAAGATAGATACTTGTCATAAAGGTGGTTGAATTGGTAATAAGCAGAACTCGCCATTACTAGATGGTTTTTACGACCTGTAGTATCAAATGGGTCTTGCTTAACGTTCATCATAGGCAAGATAACCAAGTTAATAATATCAGAAGGAATTTGTGCTACTTCATCCATTACAAGTGTATTCGCACGAGCACCACGGATTTTGTTACCATCACCCAATGGATAACAGATAATTTTGCTACCGTTTTCTAAATGGTGCTCACAACTATTTGGACCTTTTGTAGGAGGTCTTGTAGTCGCCTGTCGTAACAATGGCGATTCATCATAGAATTTTATAATTTCATCGAATGTAAATTGTGCTTGTCGATATGAAGATGATGCAACTACACATTTTTCACGAGGGTATAGCATAGCTTTTAGTACACAATATAGTGCCAGTAAGAATGTCTTACCACCACCACGGGTCAGTATTAATAGGTTAAACTGATGATTCCATAGACCCCTAATTATTAGCCTTTGGTGAACTGCTAGTCTTAAAGGTTTGTCGTTTCTTATTAGCAATCTACTAGCCGCTATATCAGGATTTTCGATGAAAATTTTCATCATATCTCTATGTTCTTCATTAAATACACCATTACCTATAGGGGTTAAATTATCATTCTTCTCCATCTTCTATCACTTCTTCGTCATTAATTACATATCTATCATTAATGTCAGAAGATTTCTTTTCAAGTAGAAATTTTTCTTCTTCCTCCCTAGCTTTACGAAGTTCTTCCTCTATACTACCTTGCATCATTTCTCTAGCGAATTGTTGTGCAATAGTAGCGATATTAAGACTTGCAACTTTTTCGTCTTGTTTTAGTCGTTGTTTTCTTAGAGAACCTAAATCTTCTAGGGCAGTACGAAGTCGTCTAGTGCAATCATTCAGTGGTCTTTCAATGTCGATTGATGGATTTTCTGCTTGCTTCTTATATAACCTCATAAGAATTACTTCTTCCATCAATGCTGTATGTAGAATAATTTCATCTGACGAACCGTTTACATCAATGTCTTTTAGATATGCTTCTTGTCTTAAAAAATAGTACTCTTGTTCATCCTCATTAAGGATTTGTCGGATATATCCACCGTGCCTTAGATTGGTTGGAGAATCCGAACTGTTTCTACCAACTTGTAAGTTTGCCAATGCCTTCTTCTTCCCTTCCACCGTTTTCGGTCCTGTTAAATTTTTTGCCTTATATGCTAGCTTTTCATCACTTGTAAATATGGGTGTTTGTTTCCATTCTTTATTTGCAATGTTTTCTTTTTCTTCATCATTTAGCTTTCTTCTAGTCATTGTTATCACACTCCTTAAAAAAGATGGCTATTTAGATTGGGGAAAATGCTCTAAATAGCCGACCAAATAGGGGGAATGCAAAAGGGGAATATAATGGATATTACCTAAAGCATTACTAAATCTTACTTTATTTGATTTATTTATGCTATTTTTGGCATTTTGCCCTTGACATTATGGGAACAAATTGGTATTATGGGAACAAATAAACCTTGGAGGTTGATATTATGGAAAAATATATTAAATATTATCTGGACTATATTAAGACTGAAAAGAACCTATCTCCTAACACAATAGTAGGCTATAGAAAAGATATTGAACAGTATGTGAACTTTTGCTCCATCACTGAACTTAGCCAATTAAATAAATACACTATAAGAGAGTTTCTTGTTAAAATAAATAACCTAGCACCAACTACTAGACGGAGAAAACTTTCTGCTATCCGTGAGTTTATGAAATTTCTCAAGAGAGAAGGAAAAATAGAAACGAATGATGCACTTGATATAGACAATGCAAAAATCGACAAAAAATTACCTAAAGTTCTCAATATACAAGAAACAGCAAGAATTATAGACTCAGCAGAAAACAAGCAAGACAGAGCGATACTAGAAACTCTATATGGTTTAGGTTGTCGTGTAGATGAACTTGTACACATTAAGATTTTCGACATTGATTTCGACAATAGACTGGTTCGCTTATTCGGAAAAGGAAGCAAGGAGAGAATCGTCCCAATAAATAATGCTTCAATTATAGCAATTAACGAGCACTTGCAATCAAGAAAATATCATAGTGATTATGTGTTTGCTAGTCGTGATTGTCACGAAAGACCTATGACAACTAGAAACGCAAGGAGAATAGTATATAAATATGGTGGTAAAGATGTTCATCCACATATGTTCCGTCACAGCTATGCTACTCATTTACATGCTAACGGAGTAGATATAAATGTTATTCAAGAATTACTAGGTCATGCTGATATTAGCACAACTACAATATATACTCATGTTGCTAACGAACAAATGACTAAAAAGTATCGCCATGCCCATCCAAGGAGTTAAAGGACTCTCTGAGTTTCTTTACTCCTCTTTTTGTTGCCCTCGAAACATTAGCTTGATTTATTTGTAGTTCATCTGCTATTTCCTCTTGTGTCATATCTGACATGTAATACATAAATATTAAATCCTTTTGGTGGTCAGTGAGATTCTCTAAACCTTGCTCAATCATAATTTTTTCTACAATCTTATCCTCGTCAAACTGTGTGTCAAAAGTATTGTACTCATGAGCATAGCTGTCTAGTATGTATGTTCTAAATCCATCAATTTGATGACTAGAAGATAAACTCTCTAAGCTAACAGTCTTCCTATCCTCCCTGAAATAATTCATTTCCTTTTTGTAGAAGTTAAAAATACCATTCCTTGCCCTCGATGTAATATGACGAATAGCAGAGTCATCTAGTGATTCATCATAATCATACATAGCTTCAATTAGCTTTAAATCAATCACTTGACATACATCATCAAACTCTATACCTTTACCTGCGAACTTCTTTGTTAACGACCTCCTAAATGGTTCAAACATATTTAGGATTTCTATCATAGAATCTTGTTTTGAAAATTCATTATATTCCTCAGATTGAATAATTCCAATCATGTCTTTAACAGTTATTTCCTTTTCCTTTTTGCTCATTTTTGCACCTCCTTTTCTTAGACCCAAATTTGGGACTATCAACTTTGGACAGTTATATATATTAATAATACTATATATAACTAAATACTAAATAAATAATATATAATAAATAATTAATAAAACATAAGCAAAGAATTATAAAAATATTTAATAAAATATCTTTTAATTAATATTTAAGATTTGTATACCCAAATTTGCTACCCTTGACTTTATCTTATAAATGTATTATAATTAGAGTACATAAGAAAAGAGTGCTAAATCGCACTCAATGTTCCTTCATCTCTTACATAAGCAGTCTTAGCCAAACTGTGAAGTGGGGATAGTCTCATTAAGAT